TTGCCGGCCGAGCGGGTTCTCGAGAAGCTCAAGGTGCTCAGCGACAGGCAAATCGCGAAAATCCTCTACGACTGGGAGATCTGGGCACGTGACGACCAGCTCGAGCCGGAATGCAGGGCGGATGGACGGTCGTGGCGAACATGGCTGCTGCTCGGCGGGCGCGGCGCCGGCAAGACGAGGGCTGGCTCGGAGTGGATTCGCCGTTGCGTCGCGGCTGCGGAAGAAGGTGGCACGCCACCGCGCATCGCGCTTGTGGGCGAGACCATCCAGGACGTCCGCAGCGTGATGATCGAAGGCGTATCGGGTCTGCTTGCCGTTCATCCGGACCGCGAGAGACCGATGTTCGAGCCGTCCAACAGGCGCGTGGTCTGGCCGAACGGCGCCATCGCACAGATCTTCTCGGCTGAAGATCCCGACAGCCTGAGAGGACCGCAGTTCCACCTCGCCTGGTGCGATGAAGTCGCAAAGTGGAGGCACGCGGAAGCGACATGGGACATGCTGCAGTTCGGGCTCAGGCTCGGCAATTCGCCACAGCAGATGGTGACGACGACGCCGCGGCCAATTCCGTTGCTGAAGGCGCTCTCGGCCGATCCGGCCACCGCGGTTACGCGGGCGCGGACCGCAGACAACGCGGCGAACCTCGCGCCATCGTTCGTCGCGGAGATGGAACGGCGGTACGGCGGAACAGCGCTCGGACGACAGGAACTCCTGGGCGAAATGATCGCCAACCATGCAGGCGCGCTGTGGCGGCGCGACTGGATCGAGCAGTCGTGGGTCACGCGGGTGCCCGAGCTTCGCCGGATCGTCGTCGCCGTCGATCCACCAGTGACGGCGACAGACAGGTCGGACCTATGCGGCATCGTCGCGGCGGGAAAAGGCGTGGACGGGCGGTACTACGTCATCGCCGACCGCTCGATACAGGGGGCGACCCCCGATACCTGGGCGCGCACGGCCATTTCTGTCTATACGGATCTTTTGGCGGACTGCCTGGTCGCCGAGGTGAACCAGGGCGGCGATCTCGTGCAGTCCGTCATTGCACATATCGAGCCGGGACTGGCGGTGAAGAAGGTCAGGGCGACGCGCGGGAAATGGGTGCGCGCGGAGCCGGTCGCGGCTCTCTATGCGGAGCGACGCGTGTCGCATGCAGGACGTTTCCCGGAGCTTGAGGAACAGATGCTGGTCTTCGGCACGGACGCCTGGCCACGCGGCCGGAGCCCGGACCGAATTGATGCACTGGTCTGGGCGATCAAGGAACTCGTGTCGGGCGAGAGGGTCGAGCCATCGATAAGGTTGCTGTGAGCGCCGACCGCCATACCGGCCCGCAGGCGGGCCTACGCATGAACGACAAAGGGTGAACGATGACGACAAGAGGCAGGCAATGGGCGTAGCGAATTCGATGCTCGGTTGGCTCATCGCACAGGGCGGCAGGCACGAGGAGCAAGGCAAGGCTTCTCTGAGCGGCGCGCTGGTGGCGATAGACAATGTCGGCCAGCCGGTCTGGTCGCCGCGCGACTACGGAGCATTCGCGCGGGAAGGCATGATGCAGAATGCGGTGGTATACCGTTCGGTGCGCATGATCGCGGAGGCGGCAGCGTCGGTGCCTCTGGTGCTCTACGACGGGGCGGAAGAGATCGACGAGCACCCGGTGCTCGAGCTGATCCGGCGGCCGGCACCCGGGCGGACAGCGGCAGACCTGTTCGAGGCGTGGTACGGATTCCTGCTGGTCGCCGGCAACGCCTATGTGGAAGCCGTGGCGGCCGGCAGCGCCATCCGCGAGTTGCATGTGCTGAGACCCGACCGCATGCGTGTCGTACCAGGGCGCGATGGCTGGGCGGAAGCGTATGAGTATTCCGTCAACGGATCCTCAAGGCGGATCGGCGGCGAGGTCGCCGCTGGCGTTCCCCGGATACTGCACGTCAAGCTGTTCCATCCATCGAACGACCATTACGGTCTCAGCCCCATCGAGGCGGCGTCGGTGGCGATCGACGTGCACAATGCAGCGAGCCGCTGGAACAAGGCGCTGCTCGACAATTCGGCACGGCCGTCGGGAGCCCTCGTCTACAACAGCGGCGGGCAATTGACAGGGGAACAGTTCGACCGGCTCAAGGGATCGCTCGAAGCGAGCTTCCAGGGAGCGGCGAATGCCGGGCGCCCGATGCTGCTCGAGGGCGGACTCGACTGGCGCTCGATGAGCCTTACGCCACGCGACATGGACTTCATCGAGGCCAAGAACGCGGCGGCGCGCGAAATCGCGCTGGCACTCGGCGTGCCGCCGATGCTGCTCGGCATACCAGGCGACATGACGTATTCAAATTACCAGGAAGCCAACCGCACGTTCTGGCGGCAAACGGTACTTCCGCTCATCAATCGTACCAGCGAAGCGCTGATCGGATGGCTCGGGCCGGCCTTCGAGGGGCGGCTCAGGCTGGCGGCGGACATCGACCAGATCGAGGCGCTCAGCATCGAACGCGAGGCGCTGTGGTCACGCGTCGACCGGGCCTCCTTCCTGACACGGGCGGAGAAGCGGGCGGCGGTCGGCTACGGCCCGGACGAGCCGCAGAACGGCTGACATCCAACAACCCTGGAAACAACGGATCATTACATGGCGCAAGAAACGGCGGCGCGGTGCGAGACCGTGCGCGAAGTGAAGTTCTGTCAGTCGATGCTCGGCGACGTGACACTCAATGGGCGGTTCGAGGGCTATGCCAGCCTGTTCAACCGGCAGGATCTCGGCCGCGACGTCGTGATGCCCGGGGCGTTCCGCGAATGCCTGGCCAAACGGGCAGTGCGCGATATCAAGACGCTGTTCCAGCATGATCCGGCGCAGCCGATCGGAATATGGGACGCGATACACGAGGATGGGCGCGGGCTTTTCGTTCGTGGGCGGATCATGACCGAGGTGGCAAGCGGGCGGGAGGTGCTCTCACTCATGCGGGCCGGCGCGATCGACGGACTGTCGATCGGCTTCAGGACGGTCGAGGCGCGGCGCGACCAGCACTCACGCGTCCGGCGGCTGACGAAGATCGACCTGTGGGAAATTTCGATCGTCACCTTCCCGATGCTGCCGGAAGCACGCGTTGCGACGGTCAAGACGCGGACAGGAGACGCGGCGCCGCCGACAGAAAGAGAATTCGAACGCTGGCTCACGCGGGAAGCTGGGTTCACGCGTTCAGAAGCCCGGGCGCTCATGCGCGACGGGATCAAGGGGCTCAAGCGCCGGCGGGACGCGGGGCAGGGTCCGGACTGGGAGGCGCGGCTCGCACGGCGGATCGTCGAGGCGGCGCAACTCCTCAATGAACAGCAAACGGAGAGTATTGCAAGATGACGACAACTCCCAGCTCGGAGAAGCTCGAACTCAAGATGGCGCCGGGCAGTGAGCTCGGCGAGGCGTTCGACGACTTCATGCAGTCGTTCGAAGCCTTCAAGGAAACCAACGACCGGCGGCTCGGCGATATCGAGCGGCGGATGTCGGTCGACGTCCTGACGACCGAGAAGATCAGCCGCATCGACCGCGCGCTCGACGAACACAAGCGGACCGTCGACGACCTCGTGCACAAGGCCATGCGGCCGATGCTCGGCAACGGCGGCGCCTATGCTTCGGCCGAGACGCGCGAGCACAAGGCGGCCTTCGATGCCTACGTGCGGCAGGGCCAGAACGGGACGCTGCGGCAGCTCGAGGCAAAGGCACTGTCGGTCGGTTCGGACACCGACGGCGGCTACCTGGTGCCCGACGAGACGGAACGGGCGATCAACCGGTCGGTACGCGACATCTCGCCGATCCGCGCCATCGCCGGCATCCGGCAGGTATCGGGCTCGGTCTACAAGAAGCCGTTCGCGGTGACGGGCGCCGAGGCCAGCTGGGTCGGTGAGACCGCCGCGCGGCCGCAGACGGCAACGCCGACGCTTGCGGAGCTCGCCTTCCCGACCATGGAACTCTATGCGATGCCCGCGGCAACGCAGGCGCTGCTCGACGACAGTGCTGTCGACATCGACCAGTGGATCGCGGAAGAGGTGCGCGTCGCGTTCGCCGAACAGGAGGGGACAGCGTTCGTCAACGGCGACGGCGTCAACAAGCCGAAGGGCCTGCTCGACTACCCGACGGTGGCCAACGGCTCCTGGAGCCACGGCAACATCGGCACCGTCTCGACGGGTGCCGCGGGCGCGTTTCCTGCCGTCAACCCGCAAGACGTGCTGGTCGACCTCGTCTACCAGGTGAAGGCCGGATACCGCGCCAACGCGCACTTCGTCATGAACCGGGCCACGCAGTCTGTGGTCAGGAAGATGAAGGACGCAGACGGCAACTACCTGTGGCAGCCTTCACTGGCACCGGGCGAGGCCTCGACACTGATGGGCTTCCCGGTCGCCGAGGCGGAGGACATGCCGGACATCGCCGCCGATGAAACGGCAATCGCGTTCGGCGATTTCCGGCGCGGCTACCTGATCGTCGACAGGGTCGGCATCCGTGTGCTGCGCGATCCCTACTCCGCCAAGCCCTACGTCCTGTTCTACACGACGAAGCGCGTCGGCGGCGGCGTCCAGGACTTCGACGCGATCAAGCTGCTCAAGTTCGCAGCCTAACGGAGGCGGCAGGCGCCGTCGGACAGGCGCTGTCGGACAGGCCCCATCGACGGCCGCCGCCTCCAGCGGGACCCCGCAGCTACGGCATTCCGTGGCTGGCGGGGTCCCGCACCCAACGAGCGTGCGCGGGCAATTGCGCACATGAAAATCGCGGAGCACTCATGGCCCTTACACTGACCGTCCAGCCGGCGGCGGAACCACTTACGCTGGGCGAAGCCAAGCATCACCTGCGCGTCGATGGAAGCGACGACGATTCGTTCATCGAAAGCCTGATCACGACGTCGCGGCTGCATATAGAGGCGACACTCGGTATTGCACTCATCACGCAGGGCTGGAAACTGACACTCGATCGCTGGCCAGGACAGGTGGTGGCATTGCCATTGCGGCCGCTGAAGACAGTCGATGCTGTGAGAGTATTCGATGGCGCAGGTGCAGCAGTGCCCGTGGACGCAAGCGCCTATACGGTCGACATCGCTGCGGGGCGCATCTTCACGGACAGCGTGTGGCCGCATCCGGGCCGAACGCATGCCGGCATCGAGTTGGACTTCACGGCTGGCTTCGGTGCATCGGCAAGCGACGTGCCGGAACCGATCCGTCAAGCGCTCAAGTTGCTCGTGGCGCACTGGTACGAACATCGCGAGGCCGTGACGACGGGGGACCGCGGGGCGCGGATACCCATTGGGGTGTCGGACCTTCTGGCTCCCTGGAAGGCGATGCGCCTATGACGGATCCGAGGATTGGCGAGTTGCGCGACCTGCTGGCTCTCGAAGAGCCGGTGCGGGCCGAAGACACGGGTGGCGGCGCCATCGTGACGTGGTCGGAGGTCTCGCAGGTGTGGGCCAGGATCACGCCGACGGTCGGCGGCGAGAAGGTCGTCGCCGACGGCGTGCGCGAACGGATAACGCATGAGATCGTCATCCGGTTCAGGCCGGGCATCAACGCAACCATGCGGCTCAATGGCGGCGGGCGGACGTTCGAGATAAAGGCTGCATTCGACATCGGCGAACGAAGGCGATGGCTGCGACTGCTGACCGAAGAACGGCTCGGATGAAGATCACGGTGACCGTTCGCGGGGCAAAGCTCGCGCGTGCACTGGCCCGGCGTATCGACGCTCGGCGCGCGGCTCCGGCCGGCAGAGCCGAACCGGCGCCAGCCTCCGGAGAGGCAGCTCGAACAACGCGCGGCAATGACAAGGAGGACGATGCATGACCAGTGCCGACTGGGCGCTGCAGGAGAAGATCCATGCGGTGCTGACGAGCGATGCGGCCACGACTGGATTGCTTGGAGGCCAGCACGTCTATGACGACGTGCCGCGCGGCCTGCAGCTGCCCTATGTGACTTTCGGCAGGAGCACGGTCTCGGACTGGAGCACGGCCAGCGACGATGGCGAGGAACATGTCATCACGCTGCACGTGTGGTCCGAAGGCGGCGGGAGAAAGCAGGCGCTGGCGATCATGGACGCCATGCGCAACGCGCTGCACGAAGCGCCTCTCACTCTCAGCGGTCACCGGCTCGTCAACCTGCGGCACGAATTGTCGGAGGCGCGGCGCGATGCGGATGGCGAAACGATCCACGGCATCGTCAGGCTTCGTGCACGGACGGAACCACTTCCATAACAGGCAGGAAAGAACACGGACATGGCAGCGCAGAAGGGCAAGGATCTGCTCCTCAAAATCGACGCAGACGGGATCGGAACATTCGCGACAGTGGCTGGACTGAGGTCGCAGACGCTGGCGTTCAACGCCGAGAGCGTAGACATCACGCATCAGGAGTCGGCCGGCCGCTGGCGCGAACTGCTGGCGGGTGCGGGCGTCAAGAGTGCGCGGATATCGGGGGCCGGGATCTTCAAGGACCAGGCATCGGACGAGCTGATCCGCGATGCGTTCTTCAATGGCACGATCAAGGACTGGCAGATCGTGATCCCGGATTTCGGAACCATCGCAGGGCCGTTCCACATCGGATCGCTGGAACTCAGTGGGCGTCATGACGGCGAGGTGGCGTTCGAGATCGGGCTCGAGTCCGCAGGGCAGATTGCGTTCTCGGCACTCTGACGGCGGGGTTGAAAGAGACATGGCGAACAAGCATCGCGGCGAGATAGAGGCCAAGCTGGATGGCAAGAGCTACACGCTCTGCCTGACGCTCGGGGCGCTTGCCGAACTCGAGACTGCGTTCGGAGAGGCGGACATGCTGGCGCTGGCGGAGAGGTTCGAGACCGGGCGCATCAGCGCAAACGATGCGATCCGCATTGTCGGTGCGGGGCTAAGGGGCGGCGGGCACGACGTCGGCGACGAGGCCGTGGCGCGGATGAAGGCGGATGGCGGTGCGGCAGGTTTCGTCGCAATCGTCAGCTTACTGCTTTCGGCAACATTTGCCGGTGACGGCGAGGCAGGCGATGCGGCACGCAGGGAGGCGTGCCAGGCGGCCGGCCCTTTCCGTGGCGGCAGGTGATGGCAATCGGCCTCGGCGTCCTGCGGCTCAGACCGAAGGACTTCTGGAGGATGTCGGTGGCGGAGCTGACGGCAGCGACAGAGGGACTCATCGGTGGCAGCGGGGCGCCGCGACCGCCGGGGCGACAAGAGTTCGCGGCGCTTATGGCGCGGTTCCCGGACAAGGAGATGCAAGGCGATGGATGAACAGAACTCCAACATGATCGTATCCGTGAATGCGGACACGAGCGGGTTCCGCAACGAATTGCGGTCG